CCTCGTTGGTCGGTGTGTTCGCCGCGCTGGTCTGGATGTTCGGCACGCTGCTGGTTAAGCAGTTCAAGGCGCTGCTGGACCAGCGCTTCACGGTGATCCAGAGCGATTTGAGCAAGCGCGCCGTCGAAGACGCGAAAGTGTCTGATCAGCTGCGCAAGATCGAGACGGACTTCCTGAATTGGAAGGCGGAACTGCCGGTGCATTACGTCCGGCGCGAGGATTACATACGCGGCCAGACAGTGATCGAATCAAAGCTGGACGCGCTTTACAGCAAGCTTGAAGTGGTGCAGATACAAGGGGCAAAAAAATGATCGATCAAGAGAAGGTGCGCCGTGAATCGATGCGCTGGCTTGTTATCTTAACGCTGCACAACGCCAGCCCGGTGGGTGCGTTCGAGGAGCTGGTGCTGGCGACGGTGCAAGGCATGTTCCCGGATGCGACAGCGCTGGAAGTCCGCCGCGTGCTGGACTATTTGTCCGATCGCGAGCTGGTGACACTGGACAAGCAGCCCGGCGGCCGTTGGTTCGCCGACCTGACGCGCTATGGAACTGATCTGGCGGAGTACACGGTGGATTGCGATCCNGGCATCGCGCGGCCCACCAAATACTGGGCAGGCTGATATGCCACCACGTTCAAAGATCAAGCAGCTGCCAGCCGAGACCAAGACTTGGCTGGATCGTGCGCTGGTGGAAGGCAACTTCTCCGACTACGAGCGGCTGGAGCAGGAGCTTTCCGAGCGCGGCTTCGTGATCGGCAAGTCCAGCATCAACCGCTACGGGCAGGAGTTCGAGCGCCGTCTGCACGCAGTGAAACTGGCCACCGAGCAGGCCAAGGCGATCTCGGATGGATCGCCAGACGATGAAGGCGCGATGAACGATGCGCTGATCAAGATGGTGCAGCAGAAGGCGTTCGACGCGCTGCTGAAGATGGAGGATGGCGCTTCGCTCAAAGAGATCGGCCTGATGGTGGCGCGTCTTTCCAATGCCACCGTAAAGCAGAAGCAATGGGCCACCGAGGTGCGCGCCAAGGCCGAGACCGCCGCCGCTGCCGTGGAGAAGATCGCCAAGAAGGGCGGCCTGTCCGCCGCTGCGGTCAAAGAGATCAGGAGCCAGATCCTTGGCATCCCAAGTTAAAACCGTTCCGGTCACCATCCCCAGCGATGCGGCGCGCAAGGACGCGCCGCCTCCCGCTTTACTGCCCTATCAGCAGCGGTGGATCGCCGACGAAAGCCCGCTGAAGATCGGCGAGAAATCCCGTCGCGTCGGCTGGACATGGGGCGAGGCGGCCGACGACGTGCTGATCGCGTCACGGGAAGAACTCAGCTCCAACGTGTTCTACATCGGCCCCACGCAGGACATGGCGCTGGAATACATCGAAGCCTGCGCCATGTGGGCGCGCGCGTTCGACTATGCCGCCTCGGAGATCGAGGAAGGCATCTTCGTCGACGGCGACAAGGAGATCAAAACCTACAAGATCGACTTCCCCGCCACCGGCCGCCGCATCGTGGCGCTCAGCTCGCGCCCCACCAACCTGCGCGGCAAGCAGGGCGTGATCGTGATCGACGAGGCCGCGTTCCACAACGATCTGGCCGCGCTGCTCAAGGCGGCGATGGCCATGCTGCTGTGGGGCGACAAGGTGCGCATCTTCTCGACCCACGACGGCCAGGACAACCCGTTCAACGAACTGATCCAGGAAGTGCGCGCGGGCAAGCGCAAGGGCAGCGTGCACCGCATCACCTTCCGCGAAGCGGTCGAGCAAGGGCTGTATCAGCGCGTGTGTCTGCGGCGCGGTATCGAGTGGACGGCCGAGGGCGAGGCGCAGTGGGTGGCCGATGCCTATGCATTCTACGGCGAGGATGCCAGCGAAGAGCTGGACGTGGTGCCATCGCAATCGGCGGGTGCCTATCTGACGATGGGCCTGATCGAGGCGCGCATGANCCCGGACACGCCGCTGGTGCGTGGTCGCTGGACATCGGAGTTCGCTTACCTGCCGGACTGGGAGCGCGAGGCAGAGGTGGCGGCGTGGTGTGAAGAGCACATCAAGCCCATCCTGGACAAGCTCGACAAGGATCTGGCGCACGGGCTTGGCGAGGACTTCGGGCGGACCGGCGACTTGACCACCCTGGACATCATGGAAGAAGGCCGCGACCTCACCATCCGCGTGCGCGGCCAAGTCGAGCTGAGCAATTGCCCTTTCCGCCAGCAGGAGCAGATCGTCTTCTACATCCTCAGCCGCCTGCCGCGCTTCCGCTCTGCCGCGTTCGATGCGCGCGGCAACGGCCAGTATCTGGCGGAACGTGCCGCGCAGAAATTTGGCCAGGCACGCATCGAGCAGGTGATGCTCAGCGATTCGTTCTATCTGGCCAACATGCCACGCTTCAAGGCGGCGCTGCAGGATGGAACGCTGGACGACATTCCGAAGGATAGCCAGACGCGCGACGACCTGCGTGCGCTGANGCGTGATCGACGGCATCCCCAAGCTGGGCAAGGCGAAAACGCAGGCCGGTGAAGGCGAAAAATTGCAGCGCCACGGTGACTCGGCGATCAGCCTGTTCCTTGGCCATTACGCGATGAAGCGTGAGGTCGCGCCTATCGAATACCAGAGCGTGCCGAAGCGCACCGATGACAATTACAGCGGGAGAAGAACATGGTAGGTACATCAAAGATCCTCGACGCATCGGGCAACCCGATCAAGCGCGCCGAGCTGGTCGAGCCGCAGACCTCGAAGCTGGCACAGCTGCACCGTGAATTCGCCAGCCATCCGTCGCGCGGTTTAACGCCGGTCAAACTGGCACGCATTCTCGAATCTGCCGAGCAAGGCGATATCCGCTCGCAGCACGAGCTGTTCATGGATATGGAAGAAAAGGATGCGCACATCCATGCCGAGATGGGCAAGCGCAAACGCGCGCTACTCACCGTGGATTGGGACATCGTGCCGCCGCGCAATGCCAGCGCCACCGAGCGCAAGCTGGCAGGTTACGCGAAGGAATTGATCCAGGACGTGCCGAACTTCGAAGATGTGATCATGGACGCGCTGGACGGCATCGGCCACGGCTTCAGTTGCCAGGAGATCGAGTGGGAGCGGCTGGGTAGCGAATGGCTGCCCAAGGCGCTGCACCACCGCCCGCAGGGCTGGTTCCAAACCGACAGCGAGACGCGCACCGAGATACGCCTGCGCGATATGTCGCTGGACGGCCAGGCCCTGCAGCCGTTCGGCTGGATCACCCACGTGCACAAGGCGAAGAGCGGCTATATCGCCCGCTGCGGCTTGCACCGCGTACTATGCTGGCCGTACCTGTTCAAGAACTATTCGGTGGGCGATCTGGCCGAGTTCCTGGAGATATACGGCCTTCCGCTGCGCTTGGGCAAATACCAGGCCGGCGCGTCAGACGAAGAGAAATCCACGCTGCTGCGCGCGGTGATGTCTATCGGCCACGATGCCGCCGGGATCATCCCGGAAGGCATGGCCATCGAGTTTCAGGAAGCCGCCAAAGGCGCGTCCGATCCGTTCATGGCGATGATCGACTGGGTCGAGAAGAGCCAGAGCAAGGCCATCCTCGGCGGCACGCTCACCAGCCAGGCCGACGGCAAGAGCAGCACCAACGCCCTGGGCAACGTCCACAACGAAGTGCGCCACGACCTGATGGTGTCCGATGCGATCCAGTTGGCCGGTACGCTCACCCGCGATCTGGTCTATCCGCTGCTGGCGCTGAACAAGGGCGGTGTGGATGATCGCCGCCGTCTGCCGCGCTTCGTATTCCGTTTCGACGACAGCGAGGATCTCGGCACCTTGGCCGAGGCGTTGCCCAAGCTGGTCGGTGTTGGCATGAAAATTAAAACAGAGTGGGCGCACGAGCGCGCAGGTATTCCACGGGCGGAAGATGGTGATGAGGTGCTGGGGGTGACACCGTCGAACGCCGCGCCGGGTGTGGCGGCCAATACGTCGCTGGCTGCGCTGAATGTGCAGGGCGCTGCCGACAGCGGCGACCACATCGACGATCTTGTGGACGCCGCCCTCGCCGAATGGCAAGCCGATCTTGCGCCCGCCGCCAACGCCATCCAAGCACTCATGGACGAGTCTGCCGCGCAAGGCGAGACCGCCGAGCAGTTCCTTGCGCGCCTGCCCGGCTTGCTCCAGACAGGTGGCCCGCTGGCGCTGGACGGCAAGCTGACACAAGCCGCGTTTACCGCTCGTCTCGCGGGGGAGGCGGGCATTCCATCCGCCACCGATGGCCGATAAAACACCCATCGCCGCGCTGTTCAAGCTCACCCCGCAGGAAGCTGTCGATTACCTGCAGGGGCGCGGCCAGCTCGCGCAGACATTCAGTTGGCAGGACATGTGGCAGGAAGAGCACGCGCACCAGTTCACCGTGTCGCGCCTGGCCAACCTTGATCTGTTGCAATCCATCCAGGATGGCATCACTCGATCCGTCAACGGCGACCTGTCGCGCCGCGACTGGACGAAGAGCGCCCAGGCGCTGCTGGAAAAGGCGGGCTGGTGGGGTAGAAAGGAAGTGCTCGACCCGGCCACCGGCGAGATGGTCACNACCACCTTCGACCCGGCGCGTTTGAAATTGATCTTCGACACCAATACCCGCATAGCCTATTCCGCAGGGCTGTGGCAGCGCACCGAGCGCAACAAGAAAACGCATCCCTACATCCGCTATATCACCAAGCGCGACGAGCGGGTGCGCCTCTCGCACCGTGCCTGGGATAATGTCACCCTGCCGGTGGATCACCCGTTCTGGCAGACGCACTTCCCGCCCAACGGCTGGCGCTGCCGTTGCCGCGCGACGAGCATCAGCCAGGCCGAATACGACAAGGGGTTATCGCCGCTGGGCGAAACGTTAAACAAGACCGCGCCCGATGTGCAGTACCGCGACTGGATCAACAAGCGCAGCGGCGTGGTGGAGCGCGTGCCGGTGGGGATTGATCCTGGGTTTGGTTATAACCCCGGTATGGCGCGGAACGCAAACTTGCTTGAGGTCGCATCCGGCAAGCTGGATGCGACGCACCCCCCGCTGGCCGCAGCGACAGTGCGCGAGCTGGTCGCGTCGGAGGCGTTCAAGGTATGGTTCAAGTCGCCGCAAGGGAATTTCCCGCTGGTGATTATCGCCGCCGAAGATGCCGCCGCAATCGGCTCGCAAAGAACGGTCGCGTCCCTTTCGTCGGAGACTGCCGCCAAGCAAGCCAGCTCGCACCCGGAACTCACGACCGGGGAGTATAGCGCCGCGCAAAAGGTCGTCGATCTATATACCGCCAAGGTGCAGGACGGTGGCAATAGCCTGATTTATATCCTGGAAGAACTGGCGGGGGAAAGCGGCGGGTATGTGTTGGTGGTCAAAGCAACCAAAACAGGCAAGGGTTTGTTTGTGACCAGCTACCGGAAGCTGTCGCGGCAGGATGCGGAGCGTGAAACGGAGATTGCGCGATTGTTGCTGAAAGGAAATAGGTGAGGCGACACCTGGGCCGCCTCTTGGATGTTGCGCGGTGGGCTCCCCTTACCACCGACGGAACCTTTGGGCCCCAGGTCTGCCCTCAGCGGATGCCGGGAGACTTTGCCGCAACATCTTGAGAAAAGGATACGCCAGCCATGATTGAAATACAAGTTAATTCCCAGCCCGTGCTGGACGCCTTCAACCGCCTGATCGCCGTCGGGCAGAACCCGCATGCGCTCCTGGGCGCCATCGGCAAGGAAATGGAAAGCCGCGTCTCGGCACGCTTCGAGACCAAGACCGACCCGACGGGTGCGCCCTGGGCACCGTGGAAGCCCTCCACCGTGAAGAGCTACCCGAAGAGCGGCGCCAACAACAAGCTGCTCGACCGTTTCAACGATATGCTTGGCAGCCTCAACCATCAGGCCGACAACGATAGCGTGCGCATCGGCTTCGGCCAGCCTTACGCCCAATACCACGAGTTCGGTACCAGCAAGATGGCGCGGCGCGGGCTGCTCACCGCCGACCCGGTGGCAGGGTTGCTGGGCGCGGGGGATGAACAGGCAATTACAGGTATTTTACGTTCCGCCCTCGAAAATGCCATTCAGGGGTGATCATGTTGCGCGGAAACCAAAACGCCCCAGGACGCGTTTTAAGGCGTTTTGCGCACCATCAGGCTACCCTCGCCTCAACTTGGTGTTGTGCGTTTGAAGTAACGCGGATTATATGGCGTTAACTCGCCGTTAAAAACGATTCCTGATTGAGGTTGCGGGTCTGGAATCTTAAATCACCGGCAGCTGGTGATATTTTGCCACCCACGGTGCGGCCATAACGGGCAGGTTTGCGTGGCGCAATCGCGTATGGC